AGAAATATCTGTGATTTTTAAATACATCATCTCTGGATCTTTCTTTTTCAGTATGAAATACATATTCAAACCCTTTAATAGCTGAATTAGGAGCTGTCATAGATACGTTAGATTCAGTCCCATCATAATATTGTTTGCCCTTTATTTCATAATCAAATCTTGCAATCTTACGAATACCAAATCCATAGCGATAATCGTGATTATAATAATCAGTTCCATCCACTACAACAGGCACATCGTATAAACTTCCATTAGGATTTGTTCTTACAAAATAACTTGGTGCATTTTCTTTTGAGTTTTTAAGATCTCCAGATACATAAAGAGTACTGTACTTAAAAAAATCTTTAAATAATTTTTTCTTTTCTTGTGAACTTATATTAAATGTAATAAGCAAACAAAGAGTAAGTAAAATTTGTTTCATTTAGTTTTTCTTTTTACGGGTTTTTCTTTTCTTTTGTAAAGCATCCCACTCTTTTTTTAAATATGTTCTTACTACAACAACATTTTTACATTTGTTGATTTTAGTAACTTTAACTTTATAAGATTCTACATATTCTATTTTAGTGACCATGCATTTGTTCTTTCTCCCTTGTGCGTTAGCGGTTAAAGAAAAAGATAATAATAAGATTAAAATTAGATTTTTCATTTATTTGTATTTTTTAAACATTAATTTATATAGCAATTTGTTCCAAGCTTGCTGCAACTTGTCGATAAATAATTTTATTCTTTGTTTCATAAGTTATTTTTTAGGCATTAACCAATACTCAGTAGCACCAGTAGGTCTAGTAACTTCAATGTAATCTTCCATTTTTTTACCAGCTGGTTTTCCTTTAGTCATTGGGATTCTTTTATATCCCATTCCTTTAAGTTTACGAGCATCGTTTTTATATTTTGTTTCTATTTGTTCGTCTTCCTTAGCTTCATTATTTATTGTAGTTGTTGTTCCCCAATAAGGTAGATTAAGAGACCAACTTGAATATCCTACCATTAATCCAAATCTTTGCCATTGCGCTGTTTCTTTATCTGAAGCTTGTTTTAAATCCATAGCCATACGCAAAGCTCTATCAAGTGGTATGTTAACACCCGCTGATATAAGTTCAGCAAAAGCAAAATATGCAGGGTTTTCTAAACTAAATCCTCTACGTTTAATCTCCTTTCTATTATATGTAAATGTTTTATGAATACTTCTTATTTTTCTAACTTTTGTATCTATTGATGGAGAAAAATCAAATACATTCCAAGCAAATTCATCAGAGAAACTTGGGAAACCATCTTCTCTAATACTTATTTCTCTACCCATAGATATAAGAGTATCAACTAACGCACCACCATATCCAAAACCTCTTAATAAAGAACTAAGCATTCCAAAGCCTATATTTTCTGCTTTATCAGATACAGTTCTATCTTTTTCTTCTTCTTCATCAAATAACACCGTGAATATAGCTTGTTGTAAAGCGTTAAATATTAAATTTTGTACAGCTCCGTAATAAAGTATTTTACTTACATGTGTTCTCCAATCACCTCTACCAGCTAATAAATCTTGAGTAGATCTTTTCATTATTCTAGCATACTGCATTGGAGTGTTAGCATAGTTTAATACAACTCTACCAAGTCCACTAGCTTGTTGCATAGATATTTTATCAGCTCTACTTGATTGCTGACTCTCTTCTGCTACTTTATAGAAATCATCAAATGCTTTTTTATCAGCTTCAGCTTTAGTATAAAGCTTACCTGTATCTATATTCACCTGTTTTTGCAGTGCATTTACCCTATTTCTGTAAAAAGTTGCACCACCTGTTGCAATAGCTAAACTATCTGCTATTCTAGTAAATACAAATCCTTTGTTTAATAAATATGCAATAGCTCCTTTTAATCCTCCTTTTTTAGATGCTTCAGCAATTTCTGATTCAGCTACATTTATTCGCATACCATTACGTCTTTGAACTAGATAATCCGAGTTCAATAGGTACATTACATCTTTCCAATATTGAGGTTGATTAGCAAACGCTTTACCAGCAGCCATTATATTGTTATCTGACCAATTAATAAAGTTAACACTAGAAATTAATTGTAATAAACCTGTTTTTCTGTTTAAGAACATAGTTGTACCAACTGAATTATTAATCCAATCCATTACGTTTTCAACTTGTTTGTTATCACTAACAACTCTATTACTACCACGCTTCATTCTGCCAAGAATATTTTTTAAAGCATCTGTATAATTAGAACCATATAAAGCTTGTAACTTATACATGTTTTCTTCAGAAAATACAATATCTACATTTTGTTGCCATTCCTGTAAAGCTTCTTTTCTATAGGTTTTTTGAATATTCCTTATTATATCTTGAGTAATACTGCCCGCCACCCAATTATTTGTTGGTTTAGGATAACCTTTACCTTTTTGTATAAAAACAATTTTCTCTGCAAATACTTTCATATCAGCATTATTTTCAATAAGCTTTGTTAGTTTATTTAAATCTCTTTTTGAAAGACCAGGTATATCTAACCCTTGCATGTTCCACATGTATACTCTTAGAGCTTGAGAATAAGTAAAATCACTATAACCAGAATTATCATTTAAGTTTTTTGGTATATTATCTAAACTTTTTCTTAAAGTATTAAAATCATTAGCTACACTTATCATTGCGCTAATAACAGCTTGTTCACCTTTATGATAAGGATTTATTAGATGATCTTCTAACCATGTAAGAGCTCTGTCCCCATCTTTTCCTTTAGGAAGCATTTTATATAATAATCCTAAAAAGTCTTCAGCTGATGGAGGTATAAAGAACTCAAATTTATTCGCCTTGTCTCCTTCTACTTCTGCTCTTGCCTTAGAATATGTTTTAAACCATTCTTTACCAGTCTGCTTTTCAATTATATTGTTAAAGTCTCTATTTATTCTTATTTTTTTACTTGATTTAGCTTGTTGAACATCTGACTTAACATCTATCTGACCTAACACATCTTTAACAGCTTGAACATTAGGTAGAGCATCATCAGCAAAATAGAAATCATTATAACCATCTGCTGCTTTATCCACAACCCACAAAGCTTTAGCTTCAGGCGTTCCATTTTCTAAACCAGTTATATTTGATAAAGGCAAATCTAATCCTATACCTTTTAAGAATCTTTGTATAGATTCAGCCGATGCTTGTGGTCTTGCAGTTAATACAAATATATCACCACTCCCAAACTTCTCTTGACGTTTTAATGCTAAGTCTGCTAAAGGTCCTTTTCTTCCTTTTACAACTTTATTAAATTCATCAAAGTTAAAAGTAGCTCCTTCACTTTCTAATATTGAAGATGATTCTGCAAACTCAGCTGGTGTTATTTTAAAAGTTTTACCATTTTGTGTTACAATAACTTTACTATCGCTAAAAGCTAATGTATCATCAAAATCAAAAACACTTATACCTTTAGTAGGTTTATCTAATTTATTACCTTCTTGTATAGCTTTATCAGCTCTAGACATTGCTTGTATAGATTCTTCAGTAGTTCCATTAGGATTTATTAAATCAAATAATTGTTCTTTATTTACTTTAACCTTTTTACTAGACTTTCTATTTACTTTATTACTAGCATCTAATAATTTTTGTCCTTCATTTAATGCTTCAGGTAGAGCTTCTATTGTTAAGTCACCTGCTTGTATTTTATCATAAATAGCATTTGCTATATTATTTGCTTCATTTCTAGAATCGGGATTATTATTAGCTCCTATTATTTTAAGACCTAATACCTCATTCATCGTCTTCCCTTCTTTTAAATTATAGATTTTGCTTAGAGTAAGTACATCTTTATATCTAATGAATGAAGCTAAACCCTGTATAGCAGCGTTTCGTGATCCATCTATTATACCTTTTATTAACTTTGAATAAGCTTTACCCATATTCGAGGTTAATTTTAATGGTTTCAATTTATTATCAGTAACTTCAGTAAGAGCTGCTTGAGAAGCTGACGCATTAATTATCTTTTTTACAATAGGTAATTGGTTACTTAATATACCATACTCTACAAGTTTACCTAAATTATTAGCAACAAAGGTATGTTCTTCTATATATTTTTTATTAAAAGGTCTTTTAGTTTTTGGGTTTACTTCTATGTTACGTAAAGGCATTAAAAACCTAAATGGATGGGTTTGGGTATTAGAAACATTACCTGTTAAAGCTTTAAGATACCATGAGAAATTTGGATCATTTTTAAATTTCTTTAATCCATCTATAAGTTTAAATAAAGCTGGAAGTTTTAAATCTTGATTCGCAATAAAGTCTTTACCTCTAACTTTATTCCAATCAACTCTTTGGCTTTTTCCGTCTATAGTTTTTGTATATTTATCACGTGTAATTAATGGAGTATCACCTTTTTTCCATTCATATTCTGATGGAGGAATAGCTTTATTAAATTCAGATTCAACACCATATAAACCTAAATTACCTTTTCTAGCTCCAGTAGTAGTTCCACCTTCAAGTTCCAAACTTTTTGCTTTTATACCTACTGCAAACTGATTTGTAGACATGTCAAGCAATAACTGTCTAATCATTGGTCTATCTTTTTCAGGAAAACTTTCAATAATCTGTGTCGTCATTTCATCACGAACCTCTCCGTAAGTTGAAGAATTTTCTTTATCAGGATCAATTTTAGCATCCCAATTATATACAGCACCATACTTTTCTAAAAGATAATCAACACCAGCATCAAATTCATCTCCTTTTTTACTATCAAGCTTATCTAAAAATTTTACATCTTCAGGAGATAAATCATATTTTCCTTTTTTATATTCTTTTTTCCAGGTCTTAAGATTTACCCTCTCGTTTGTAGTAACAGAAATAGTTGGAACACCTTTAATTTTATTTAATGCTTTAGTTATAGCTTTTATATTTGCTTCATAATCTCCTGCAGTTAACTCAATCTTTTCAGTTCCAGTTAATTCTTCAAGGTTAAGTCTATATTTTTTACTAGATTTATATTGAGGTTCAAAAGGTTTGTTTTCTTTTAACAACGCATCCATATCTCTACGTTTATCTTGCCCTATTCTTTTTAAAGCTGCTATTGCTTCTGCTCTACCTACAAATCTTCTATCTAAATTTAAAGATCCATCAGGTTGTCTAACTAGTTCCCATGGAGACCATCCTTCTTCAGCATTTATTTGAGCGGGTGTCATTCTATCCAAATCTGCTTGTCTAGCTTTACTAACTTTTGGCTTAACTTTTTTAGAAGCTTTCGCTACATCAAAAGAAGTGTCTTCAAGATTTCTTTTATCAAGATTAAATTCTACTTGATCCATGAATTCATTTGCTGTTAAATTAGATTTTTTAAAATCTAATCTATCTTGTAGGTTTTTCATGAACTCTTTATCAGTTCTTAATTCTGATATTGATTCTACAGCTATACCTTCTCCAATTATTTCAAATAATGATTGTGATCTTTTTTCTCCACCTAAGAAATAATTTTTTATTCTATTGAGCTTTGTTTTATCAACTGCTGGTATTCTATAAACTGGTTTATCAAAATAAGTTCTTTTACCATCTTCTACTTTTTTAGTTTTAACAGTGTCTATTTGTTTTATACCAAATAATTTACCAAACCTTCTTTTAATATTAGCTACCGGTATAGATTTAATAAAATCGTTATTATCAAATAAACTAACAACATTGTCTATATACTGATCGCTTCCAAATCTACCCAGTTTATCTTTAATAAGTTTTCTATAAGCTGGTGTTTTTGTTTTCTTAACTATATACTTGACTATATCTTTAGGATTAGTCCCTACTCTTAATATAGCTTCTTCTATATCATTTTTAAGTAAAACCTTTTGATCTTCTCTAGTTTCGCCTGTTATATTATCTGCTATTGCTTTTACTGCATTAGGAAATACTTTATCTCTTTTACCTACAGGTTTTTGAGATGGAGAATCAAAATCTTTTTGTGTAGTATCTACAACATCAAATCCTACATCTTCTTTCATAGAATCTAAACTTTTACCTTTCTTAGCAAACATGTCCACTAATTTAGGACCTATTCTTTTAGCTAAATTATCAGTATAAGTTGTAGCAGAACTTTTATCTTGATCGAAGTTTTCCATAAAACTCCAAAGTTGTCCACCAACTAATTGTTTTGCTTCTTTAATTACTTCAGGGTTTTTAAAATCAAAAGTTAAGTTTCTTCCTCCTGTTACTCCCCATCTTTTTAATGAACTTATTGTAGCCGCTTCCAATTGTGGAAGTATATCATTTTCAACATCAACATCTGGAGAACCTTCTTGCCATTCTACTGTTAACTCTTGTAGTTTTTTATTTTGCTTACTTGTAGCATCACGATCTTTCATTTCCTGAGTCGTGTATTCTCTTTTAATTAAATCTCCTTCAGCTCTACTTTCAAAAAGTTTATCTTGAGCTTTTGTAAACTTACCTTTCTTTATGCTTTCGTTATAACCTTTTATAAATTTAAATACATCTTTACCATCATTAAATTTAATGTCTGCTTCACGACCCATTAAAGAATTAAATATTCTTGTAAAAAAACCTTGTATCTGATCTAAAGCACTTTCATTTAATTCTATAGCACCATCTAAAGCTGCTTCGGAAAATAATGTTAATACTTCTTCAGCCTGCTGTTCAGTAGTTATAGTAGCATCGTCTTTATATTGCTTTATTCTTTGAGCAAAAACAGAGTTTTTCATTAACTCAGGATTTACATCTTTTAAATATGTAAGCAAATCATTTCCTAAAGCTATAGCCGTACCTTTACTATTCTTTACTGTGTTCCATAATACAGCATGTAAAAATTCATGAGCAGCGGTATTTATAGCGCCATCAGCTAGTATTTCTTTATCATTAAGTAGTATAACTTGTTGATCTCCTTTTTGAAATATAGTACCATAGTTAGTTGTTAAACCTTTTGATGCTGCTATTTTCCAACCCTCACCTTTTAATTTATCTATTTGATTTTCAACACCTTTTCCGTCTTTACTACGTATTATTTTTACATTAGCATTTTCATTGTTATTAATAATATTAACAACGTTACCTACTTGATTAATATAATTTTCTCTTGAATCAGCTTTTTTAATTATGCTTTGAATCTCATTAGATATTGTAGCTAATTCTAAAATATCATTAGTACTTATATCTTTATTATCTACTTCTTTAATTTTATTTTGTAAAGCTTTTTGCTCTAACAATAATCTCATTAATCTATTTTTAGATCTACCATCAACATTAGCAGGTATTTTTAAACCTGCGTTTCTAATATTAGATATATTCCTAATAATTAACTGACCTTCCTCTTGTGATATTTTATTAGAATCTATATCTTTTTGTATTTTTTCTATAGATTTATTAAAAAATAATTCATTTTGTTTAAATGTTTTGCTTAATTTACCTAAATCAAAATTTGTTGATAATTTTAAAGCAGCTGTGTTTAATTCTACAGCTGTTTGTTGAGTTATTTTTCCTACAATTGGTAAAAATCTACCTATTTGATATCCTTTTTTAGCTCCTAACTTATCAAACTCAGCGTCTAATACAGAATCACTTACGCTTTCTCCACTACCTAATCTAATACTTGCGTCAGATATATATCCTTGAAATCCTTCTGTTAAGTATTCAGTAAGACCAGCAACCTCTCTTTGATAAGCAAAAGCAGGTAGTGTTTTAAGAAAAGTTTTACCTTCAAGTCTTAGTAGTGATGCTATATTTTTGCTAGCCACTTTGCTAGCTCCTAAAGCTTTAGCTATACCTACTCTTTCTAATGCTACAATTCCTCCAGTAGTTATTATATTTTGTATAATACTTACAGAGTCAGGATCATCTAACTCAGCCATATAATCATCTATAGTAGGTTGATAATTTTCACCTTTTCTATCTCTTATTCTTTTGTCAAAAGTACCCCATATTTGAGAAGTAAACTCGTTTGCCGCTATATCAAGAGTACCTAAAGTAGAAATTAATTTCCCTACTCCATACGCCACTGCACCCGGTAAAGATTTAGATTGTTTACCTATAGAAGCTATACCTTCACCAGCAAATGTAAGTAGCATGTTTGATTGTTGAACTATTTGTCCAACAGTATCAACAAAACCACTTTCTTCAGGATCTATTTCATTTAATAAACTTTGAAAATTTTCATCTTCTAAAATAGACAAACCAGTTTTAAATCTTTCTTGTTCTCGTTTGTTTATTTCTTCTCTAGCTTTTTCAGTTATTTCTTTTAATGTTAAATTTCTATCTTTTATTTTATCATACCTAGACGCATCTTGTGCAGGTTTCATTTGATCTTTCTTAAACCCATACCCTAAATTAAAAGATTTAAAAATATCCTCTATTGCTTTTTCGTATTTTTTACCTGGGTTTGTATTATATAAATCTTCAATTTGCTGAATAGTCATATCTTCTAACCCCAACTTTTGTGCAAGGTTATATGTATCCATGCTTTGGTTAGCAAGTTGTGAAAAAGGTCTATCTGATAGAAGATCAAGTTGTTTGTATTTTTTACCAAAACCTGTGGTCATTCCTATTCCTATATCTTTTAACTTCCACCAACTTTTACTTATTTCACCTTCTCTAAGTTGTGTATCTATTTCAGCAAGATCTCCTTCTTTTGTTCTTCCGTAAGGTTTGTATAAATCTTCTAATACTTTTTTAGTAGCAAAAGCATATTGCTGTCCTCTTTCTTCAAACTCAGTACTTTGAATTAATTCATTCCATCTAGTATCTCTCCATGTGTCATATTCTATTTGTAATGCTTCTATTTCTTCTGGACTATCTAAACCGTTTTCATTTATAGCAGCATTTAACATATCTATATACTTGCTATAAGATTCATTTTGTAAATTAAAACCTGCTTCAGCTAAAATCTTTTTTATTATTGGATCTTGTTGTAGTATTTTCTGCGTAACTTCATCTGCTTTACCTACAAACTCTTCCCAGGTATTATAACTTCCAAGCTCACCTTCTGTAAGTATAGAGTCTTTTATGTAATTATAAGCCGATTCATTAACTTTATAATATTTAGTAGTGTCTTCGTCTGTTGCTTTACCTGTTGTGTCCACAGAAACATTAAACCTATCTGGAATTCCAGTAATTAATTCACCATCAATTACTTTACTTGGCGCGTACTGGGCTTTTATTGGGTCAACTTCTATAATTTTTGGAGCATTATCAATTTCTTCATTAATTTTATCAGTAGTAGCCTCAACGTCTATTTCTTGAACTTGTTCAAAATCAACATCAATAGATTTTGCTTCACCAACATTTATAGTGGCTTGAGGTAACTTAACAGGGTTTTTAATTATATCATTAACTCTATTTGTTACATCTTGTGTTTGTGTGTAAAAATCTGATTCTTCAGGATTACTAGGTTTGTACATTATAGCTTCTTCTGTTGCGTTATAATTAGTACCCTCTGTTATTTTACCTACTTTAGTTGGTAATTCTACAGGATCTAATAAAGAAGGATTATCTCTTACAACAACACCTTCTTCAACCCTAGGATCAATAGGTTTTAAATTAGGATTTTTATCAAAAAAATCATCCATAGAAAAAGGCTTTTTAATAGCTTTTTTTTCATCATTCACTTCTTCCTCAACAACTTGGTTGGATATTTCAAGGTTCAAAAGATCCTCAATAGTCAGTTCTTTTTCTTCTTCCATATAATTATATTAAGAATATTGAGCAATTAAAGCTGCTGTTTGTTCGTCGATTTGTTCTGGTAAATCCGTACTTTCTTCTGGTAATTTTTGATAAAATATAGTCATACCAGCTTGCCATTCTTTAATACCCAACATGTTTCTATAGAATTCTGGTATTGGCATTTCATTATCATTTAATGCTTTTATCAAATCTTGACCTTGTTTTTTCTCATCACTTAAGGTTTCTTTTATAATACTAGGTTCATTTGCTATATTATTTTGAGGTAGTTTTCTATCTAAATTACTTTGTAAAACAAGACTCATCATATAGGCTCTTTGAGCATCTACTAATGCAACAGCTTGATCTCCATAACCTGTTTTGTTAAAAGCATATCTATTACCCACAAACCCAGCTTTACCTTCAGGATCTAATTCATCATAAAGTTTTATTAAATCTGGTGTTACTTCTTCATTTATACCTAATGGTAAATCTATACCTAATCTTTTATTACTATAGCCAGATAAAACAGAAATATCTCCACTTGCAACCGCAAATAAACCGGAAATATGAGCTCTTACTTCTGCGTTATAAGCTGGATTATTATCTATAAACTCTGTTACAATAGGTTTTACTAGATATTTTCTAACTTTATTATTACTTACGTTATATATAGGTATTTTTATAGAGGTATCTTCTGCCACATCATTAGGGTCTTCTGAAGGAACAGTTCCGCCTAAGAAAAATTGTGGTTGTAATGTAGCGTTTTTAGTAATACCAGCATTTTCAAAAGTAGTTTGAAGATCCATAGAGTCAGGAACTCTACTAATAAATAAAGACAACAGTTCATTATTATCTAATTGAGAAGAATCTACTTCATTGTAGATAACATAAAACATATCACCATTGTTATCATATTTAATATTTCTGTTACTTAAGAAATCATCCATTACATAAGGAACATTGTGAAGATATTTTCTAAAAGTTTCGCCTTTAACTAAAAATTTCATGCTTTGTGTAAATACTACTATTTCTTCACTAGCTGTTTCTCTAAAATAAAAGTTCTTTTCAACTTTAACATCTTTGTAGTAATCAAAAAGATTAGACCAAGCTGCCATAGAAAACATATTTTTATCTTTAGATCTTTCATTAGTTCCATTTATATTTATAGATCTATAATCACTTATAAATTGTGGTAATTTTTTAGGAGATGTAGTGTCTATTGCTTGCGCTAAATATCCACCAAGTGTAATACACTTATCTAATCTATTAAAATATTCTTCTATAGACTGTATATCTTGTTTTATTTCATTCTGACCTAAATTTTTAACTTCTAGTTTAAGCTTTGTTTGTTTAGCTATAACACCTTCTACAGGTCTTTGAGCTAAATCAATAAAATAATCTTTTATTATATTTGCTAAAGTGTTATCTTCATATGGATTTTCCGAAGACGAACTGCTCATGTAACTTCTATATTTGTTACTAGCGTCAGTAAAAAAGTTTAGTTCTTTGCTTCTACGTGTTGTAGAAACATTAACTAATCTATTCATTTTATCATTATGACCTTTTAATACTATATTCATTTTTTTTAATTTATTTTATCCGAATAATCCACCCCAAGCATTTCCGACTTCGCTTTCGGCTTCTGCTGCTGCTTGTCTTATTTCATTTTCAGCTTGTGCAGCACCTAAATACATTGATGTATATCTATTTATATCTCCGTTTGTTCTTGCCTCTTGAGCTTGGAATTCAAATATTTCTCCTTTAGCATCTGCTTCTTCTTTTCTACCTTTTAATTGAATTGTAGCTTGATCATACGCTTGGCTAGCAGCTACTTTTTCTCTATTCATTTGAGCTTCACCCTGCGCTTGCATTTGATCATTAGCTGCTTCTTGTTTCTCAATTGTAGCAGCAACACTTTGTTTTGATTTTAAAGCAGCCATTGCTAAAGCAGTAGCACCACCCGCACTAGCTCCTGTTTGTTCTAATGTATCTAATGTGTTCGCTAACGCTACATCAGTTTCTTCTGCTTGCATTTTAGCAGCTGCGGTAGATACAGTTAAATTATTAAATGGATTAGTTATTTGACTAGTTAAGTCTCTAGCTAAACCAGACAAGTCAGTTATACCAGCGTAAGGATTAATAATATCCTGACGAGATTCTAAAGCATCATTCATGTTTGCTTCAGCTCTAATTCTTCTTGCCGTAGCATTATCTAATTCATCTTGAGCATTAGCCGCTGCTTTTTTAGCACCAATAATTCTACCTATTTTTTTACCCATTATTATATTTTTTTTGCTATCTCATAAGAGGGTTTATTATCTACATCCCATCCTAATTTTTTATGCGTGTTTATTAAATGTTGATTCCTACCTATAGAAAACATGTATTTTTTACCTTGTTCTTTACATATAGCTTCAATTGTTTTTAGCAACATTTCTACTGCTTCTTTCCTATCATGATGTTTGTATTTAGGATTAGATATTATCCATTCTACAAACACAGCGTCAGAATTAGTGTAATATATAAAACCTGCCACTATAGGTGTGTTTTCTTTTTCTATCATTATTCCACCAGCACCATTGTCTGGTAAAAAGTTTTGTGGAATAGCTGGCCAACGCCACCACTTCCACCAATCAACTAAACAACTATAATCTTTGTCAGTTAATTTTCTTGCATTTAATATCATATAATTATCTATTGTTGTATACAGTGCCTACACTAAACAATTGTTTTGCACCGTTTGTATCTGTTGTTTGATCTTGTACTAAAGTTACAACAGCGTACTGTCCTTTTATTCCACTTGATAAATTACCTGGTGTTATTACTTCTTCAGCTAAAGTAAATGAATTATTTTTAATAGCCGCGTAATAATTATTTTGTTTTCTATCAAAACCAGCTCTATACTGTACACTAGTATTAGGATCCACGTAATAACCTTCATCATAACTTAATATTGGAGACGCGAAATCTACATGAGTTGTGTTACCTAACACAGGTTGTTGTGGATTTGCATCTGTTCCAGTATAATCAGAAACGAGACTTATAACCTCCCAACCATTACTACCAGTGTAATCTATTGTTTTAAAAGTTTTAGTTCTATTAGGTTGTGGATTAAATACAAATGTAACACTTGATTTAACTGAAATACCATAGAATCTATTGTATCCTCCAAAATCATAATGTTTCCACAGACCATTGTTTTTAAAAGTGTAATAATTTCCCCTTAAACTTGTTGATAATTCTGGTACATAACTCATAAAGCTAACCCAACCATTTATTAAATCATCAAATACTACTGTAGATGATTTTATAGTACAAACATAGTTTTTACTATATACATCATAACCACCTGTAATCTCTCCGTCTTGTTTTAATTGATCTCTAAAATAATCAATCATACCAAAATTAGATATTTCAGTAAGACCATTAGGACCAAGTTGCATGACTACAGATCTATCTCTATCAGTAAAAAACTTATTATAACCATAAACAGCGAAAGAACCTGGGTCTCTTGATATACCAAAGTTACCTTCAAAAGCACTAGGTGTTCCTATAACTAATCTACTGTTACTGTTTAAAGGTTGACCTTCTTGAGTGAAGATAACATCTTTATCAATAGGTGCTCGATTAACTTTTCTTTCTTGAAATATTATTAAGTTTGTATTTTCAGCATATAACTTTTGTACACTTCCTGAAGCAGGGTCTACACTTCTAGTTATATCTTCTCCAATTGGAAACTCATTAGTATTGTTAATACCATTTTTAGCATTGTATACACCAGAGTATATTAAAGAACTTTGTCTTCTAGTTTGACTCGCTTCTTCTTCTACAATATAAGCTTTAACTCCAAAATCTACAGAGGTATTATTAAATCCACCTTTTATTCTTGCTTCTTCAATATACCAATCTTCAAATATATTTGCACTACCAGGTACATAAGCCGCAGAAGTATCATTACTAATAACATATCCTAAATCACTTTCTGGATTAGTAGGTGTACCAGTAGTTATACCACCACCTAATTGACCAGTTACTAGTGCTGGTGGAGCTGGGATTGTTCCATCTCCATCTCTTTGCTGATATTGATTAATGTTTTTTAATCTTTTTAACCAGAAGGTGTTAAAATATGATACCTCTAATGTAGTCGCCATATATTTATTATTACTTGTTTTCTTTAATTATTACAGTGGTCCAACACATTCAAATCCTAATGATCCTTGACATACTCCAGGTGCAGGTCCAGTTGAGTTTGCGTCATAGTAATCAACATCAAATCTAGCACATGTATTACACCCAGTACAACCAACGCTATATATTCCATTATTCCTCACAGCATATTCACCTGGTGTTGAAAAATTATAAGCTAAAGTAGCTGTAGCTCCAGCCGCTCCTAACACTGTTAACAAATTAAAATTACCTACTACTCCACCGCCTGGTTGAGCAGGTGATCCAACATCACACGTTGCCAACTGCCAAGCGTCAACTGGCGTTGCTCTATATAGTATTGTAAAATTAGTTCTATATTCTGATGGACTTGCTGCTGTAACCGTTTTAGTTAACGTAGGTACTATTTGTACTTGACCCTGAGTTAAAGATCCTGTTGTAAACGGTTCAATTACACCTCCACATTGTATAGGACTTGTTCCATATCTTCCTTCTTCTAATACATTATAATATTGTATATCTAGACCGTTGTTAGATGTCAAACCATATCCATTTGATGGACTTCCTAAAGCAGTATCTATACTAGCTAATAATGCATTGGTGCCACTACCAATAATCGGACCCACTGTTCCTACAATACCAGAGTTAACAAATCTACTTGCTCCAAAAAATACTTCTAAAGGTTTTCCAGTGCCAGAAAATGAAGGTCCACAATTTGTTATTAAAGTATTCATAACATTTGTAGGACCATAACATAATACTCTATCTACTGGAGGTGTTCCTAATACAACATCCATAACGCAATCTCTCGTAAGACTATTAACGTCATTAATACATGATGGAGAAGCATCTGTAACTGTACATGTAAAAGTATAAGTTCCATTAACAGTTGTTCCAGAATCTAAAGTAACTGTTCCAGTTTGATCTATAGAAAATACAGCTGTTGATCCAACCGGCGAGCTTACCGCTAACGAATAACATAGTTCATCACTTTCTTGTGTTGGGTCAGCACTTCCGTTTTTAGCATTTGTAAATTGCCCAAATACACCCGTGTCAACAGTTGTATAACCAACAACACCACCAGCAAAACCACAAGCAGTTTCTGCTCCAATAGTTGTTCCATATGCTGGAGTAAATCCACCTATTAATGGTTGTACATTATTTAAAGTTACAGTTATTTGATTACTAAGAGTGTCTACAAAAACAGGATTAACACCATCATTGTAAGTGGTTTCAAAAGATATAAAATACTGATTTGATTGAGTTGTTTGAGATAAATATGCAAACAATTGATTTGTTTTTAAATCAAAATCTATTAAAGAAGCTCCACCACCTGTTGATTCAATTGAGAAAGCTCCTGTTACATCAATACCATTACCATCAACCACAGATTTTATTGTTGGTACAGATACTAAAGTTAATTCATTACCGGCTGAGTCAGTAAAACTAAAAGCTGTTATAATAACCGTTCCACTAGCATCGGATTCTACAAAAGAAGCGGTAGTAGCTGTGCTACTTACTACTCCTCCATACTCTGCTACTACAGATTGATTTAGTGTTACAAAATTACCTGACGTAGATGATTCATAAAATATTTCTAACAAGCTTTCAACCGGTAATGTTTCTGATACACTTAAAAATGGTATCATACCCGCTATTGAGGCTCCAGGTGGAGCTGGAGCAGGTACTGGTACGTTAGTAACTTTTGCTCCTAATGTATTTAATTGTGGAGCAGTTGGTTGCGTTAATTGCGGTTGAGATTCTTCAGCTCCAACAGCTAATCCTATAGCTAATGGATTTTGCTCTACGTTGTAAAAACTTTGTAATTGATTTGCGCCTATATTTCCCCATGGTAAAGCAGCTGGATAAACTGGTGTAGTAGATGGGAAATTATCAAAAGCACCTTTAACAGCACTTTGTGTAAAAGGAGAATTAGCTAATTCTAAACCACCCGCTCCAATTGGTCCTACTACAACCACTTCATCACTTGTTCTACCTGGAAAATACTGAGTGTTCCAAGCAAATTCTCTATTTGCATAATAGTGAACACCAACACCACCTTTTTGATTATTATTTATATTTGGATTATTTACTCTACCAAATAATTTAACTGATGCAGAGAACTCAGATTGAGTTGGTCCTACTTCATTTAAATCTCTAGGAACTTTATTTATATTATCTCCTAATAAAGTAGCAAAAGCTACTCTACCATAATCTCTAGCGCTTAAAACTGGATAACCAGAAACGTAACCAGGTAAGTAAACATTATAATATTCTTGCTCTTGTTGTTTAACAACAATCTTATACGATTGCCAGCCAGTAGGATTAGAAGGATAAACAGTTACTGTTGCGGTAAAACCTAGACCACCACCTGTGGTTGTATCTTGTATTAATAAATTACCATTAACATATCCAGTACCTCTATTTATTATTTTTATTCCAGTAACATCACCAGCACCACCTACACCAACTATTTCAACTTCAGCTAATTGCCCTAAACCTTGACCATTTACTGCATATCTAAGAGTTATTTTATCACCAATAGCATAACCTGTACCACCATTAGTTATTTCTAGTTGATCAATGCTTGTATCATTTTCTGCTTTGTATAAACCAGGTTCACCTGTATTCTCATTATTAACTTGTTGAGCCGGTGTTAATCCATTGTTTACTTTTATTCTTAAAACACTTCCTAACCACTTATAGGTTGTTTCATCTATATTATCTACTTCACTAAAACTTTTATAAGGTGTATATAATGTAGAACCTTGAGCTGTAGGTATATTATCATTAGAAGATAATACAACGCTAGAAGCTCTACCATATCTATCAGCTAGTACAAACCCAGCTTGATAATTTCGGTTTTGTTTTAAAGAATGATTAGGATATTGTGCGTAGTTATCATATGCTACAGATTTATCTGCATTTAGAGCTTCATAATCTAAACTAACTGGTGGAGTATGTTGTTGTAAAAAATTACCATATATAATTCTGTTTGCACTAATCTCTTGTCCTAATGCTTTTAAAGGAACATTATCATATACTCTATTTTGTTGATTTGTAGGTAAAGTTCTATATGGTTTTATAGATTTATAATCAAAATTATAATACCATTGTGGCCCAGCAGCAGCTACCGTTGAAGGTATTTCTTCTACAAAAGAAGATAAACCACTAGTAACCGGTATAACTTCTAATATTTTAACAGAAGTAGCATTAGATTCTTTGTATAATATTTCTATATCAGTTACCTTGTATCCTTTAATTAAATTAGCAACAGCATCAATAGCGGTTGCTCCTCCATCGGGTAAAGGAATTTTTAAATCTATAGTATCAACAGAGTTAACAAACCATTCTATAATACTTGAATCATAAGCGTTTATTTGATCTTGTGTTTGATTGTTTGGTCCATTACCAAAAATACCTTGTTGCTCAGGTATAAAACATATTTGTGTAAATGGAGCAGATAGAGAGTATTCATTGTCTTCAAACTTAAATCTATAGCTAAATCTAACAAATTTTTCCTCTATTAAATCAGGATCACCTGTAAATTCTTGTGAAGGTGTTTGACCCAAACTATAATTAGGATTAGCAGAAACAGTGATATCATTACCAATAGCACTAACAGTAACCGGCTGAGTCAGTTTTAATTCTATAGAGCCACCTGAACCTGTTACTATATCTTTAATTTCTTGTATACACACTTCATCAGCTAAAGTAATACCTACTACTCCTGACCCAGTAATTTCCATAGTTTTACTAGTAATAAAATCTCCTATTTGAGGAGTAGGATTACCACTAGGATCATCTATAGTACTTGTGTAGAAATAATTTATATCTAATACAGCACCTGTGGCAACAGCACCAGCAGTTTTACATGTAGTGTCAAAACCTCTAGTTAATTTTCTATCAGCAGAATCTATAGATGATGGTCTAGAGAATTTTAAATTACCTCCACCCCAAGCAGCACCAGTAGTTCCAGGATATAACAAAAAGTTATTATAAATAATCACTTCGTTATTACCACCAGTTGGTTCTATCCATAAAACTTGCCAAACTTCATTGTCGGCTTGACCAGGAAAACCAGTAACTATATCTCCTATTTTAACATTATAATCTCCTACAAATTGACTTGTTTCAATTTGATATCCTTTTATAGGTTGAACTGGTGGATAAGTACCACTAACAGCTGCTAAGTTAGACTGCTGTAAAACTAAAGGAGTTTCATATGGATAGTACTTAGCAACAGATATTTGATCTTCATTTACATAATGTATTGGTGTAATTAAAGATGTAGGGTTAGCTAATTCAACATTAATTTTTCTTGGTTGATTCCGGTTGTCTGTCCAAAACAATAAATCATCTAGTAAATTTATACCGTATATTCTAAAGTTTTGATTAAAATTAAGAAAAGATCCTCTAACTAATAATGTAGTTATATCAGTAGTAGGATTGTATCTATGTATTGTATTAGTAAAACCTATGTTTATAGCGTTAGAACCACTTAATGTTATTTGTTGACTAAGGGTAATCGTACCAGCAGTTGGCCCTGGGGTTGGTGCTGTTATGTTTGTGATTAAAGGATCTTTTAATTGACCACCTGCGCCAGACGGTTGTCCATTCCAGTTGTCACCCCAAAGTAACATTCCTACTTCTAATCCAAGAGTAGTAGGGTCTAGTAAATTTCCAAGTGAATCATAAAGTTCCCAAGTTGCACCTGTAGTAGCTGGTAGACCTGGTCTTGCAAAAACTTTTATATCTCTAGGGCATCTTCCAACACCACTATAACCTGCGCTATATATGTATATATTTTCAGTAGTCTCATCTGTAAACTGTCCTATTATTTTACCAGCATAAAAAGCTGCAACTCCTGTGTTTTTTTTACCTGTATATAAATAAGTTAATTCTTGATTTTGTAAAACATTCTCAAACTCTCCTACTTCTGATCCTTCTGATCTACTTAGTTGTAAATTTTCAGCATTTCTGTATTCACCGTTTGGCAGTAATCTATTGTCAAGGTCTTTATTCATTTTAGACCTTATAAAAGTATTAGTTACTTGTGGCATGTATTATCGTTTTATCCATTTAGCTTTTCCACGCATTACTTGTACTATTTCATCTAACTTGATATTAGATAATCTAATTTTAGCATTTCTAAGCTTAGCACTTTTTTCTTGTCTTAATCTTTGCACTATATATTCTGGTTGATTTATTCTAGTAGATATAATAGCATGTAAAATATAAGCATATAAAGCTTCTTCTGCTAATTTTGGTATTCTACTATCTAAATCATAAGCAAGTCCATCAGAAATATATTCTAATATTATTAATTGGCCAACTAAATTACTAGAAAAAGAAACTTTACCTTCTCTTTCATTCATATTAAACCAACCGTTATACTGAGCATATTGTGGTGACATTCCGTATTGTTCACCCCAATTCCAATACCACATTCCTCCTTGACCCCAGTTATAACCAGCCCATTCAAAACCTTCATTATATAAAGTCCAATTATAGTTTTGACTTATAAGATTTGTATTAGCACTTTTCCATCTTTCTTCAGTTAAAGAAGTTCCTTCTAAATTATCCTCAAAGTTATCTTGAGTTGGTACTCCTAAATTATCCTGTAAAGGTAATTCATAAGGAGAATCAGTAAGATTATTAGCTGGATATATTATTCTTTGTACTCCTAACTGATCTATTCTCGATATTCTAACATAGTTAACATAGTCTTGTGGAAGTATAACACTAAGAGTATGAGGAACAGTTAGTTCTTGAGACTTAACAGATTTTAAAGTATCATAGCTAAATTCTTGTAATCCTCTTTTAGCATGAAATATTATATCACTTCTTTTAACATCAGGTATTAATTTATCTTTACCTACATAACCTACAATAAAGTTGTTAATAACATCTTTTAGTTTTAAATAAGAATAACTACCATAATTTTGTTCTGTTGTTGTACCGTAAGCATCTCTAGCTCCAAAACTCCCGCCGTCAATAGTTTTTAATTGACATACTAGTACACTGTTTTGAGGAATTCCTCCTACCGCAGCTATTTGCACTAAGCTATCACCGTTTTGTTGCACGGTTACATTATAAGCTAAAACATATTCTGTGTAAGTTATACCATCAGCACTTGAATAAAGCTTGAAATTATTTAAAGCATAGTCAGCTACATTAGGGTCCCAATTTCCAAACTTTAAAGGAGTGTTAAAGTTAAATATAAAATCAGTTTGTCCTGCTGCTGCTGTTACTACAAATCCCTGCGCGCCCGCGTAATATTGACTGTTAGTTTCGGTGATTAAACCACCATTTGGCATTGGCATATGTTATTGTTTTTCGTTGTTATCTTGTTCTGCTACTTGTTGTGAAGCAGCTTGTATTATAGTCGGGTCTTGAATTATAACACCCGCGTAGGCTAATATTCTAAGTATTAACTCTTCTTGTTCAGTTGGATCTAATTCAAATTGAATCGATGTTCCTTGAGCATACTCATATGCACCAACTGCGTTTGTAGTAAAGTTCCATAATATATTATCTGGTCTTTTAAGATAAGATATAGTTATATCCGCTTGTATTGTATTTGGAAATACCTGCAGTGTATCATTCTCATATAGATATATAGGGAAATTAGTTGTTGGTTGAGTTAAAGGGGAAAGTAATAATTGTCTTAACTCGTTTCTTTGTGTGTATTGACCTAGATCATAATCTTTATAAAAAACTGTACCTAGTCTATATAAAACCTCATTAGCACCACTACTTGGATTAAATACAAAAGGATACTCTTGATTAGGGTTAAGATTATAAGTAGGAAAGTCTAGGATATCAAACTTATTAGTTACTACATTATAGACTGGTGTAGCAGTACGTTGAAAGTACTGTAACTTTTCTTGTATATTTTTTACTCTGTTTGAATATTCAGTGTCGTTTTGTGAAACGCGATATTGTTGGTTCAAGTCACTAGTATAGCCTTCAAACATTGCTAATTGAGCTTGAGTACCTATCTTATTGAATTCATCAGGAGTTATATAACCTCTTTGCTGTTGGTTTAATATTAATAACACCGTTTGATATACTGCGTTTACGTTTACCATTATATTTTTATTTTAATAAAAGGGCGAACGAATCCGCCCTTATTATTTTTAATTTAGTCTTTTATCTATTGACTTAAATACTTCAACACCTTCGTCTGTTTTAAACCACGCAGCTAATGCTGAATAAGGGTTTTCATCAAAAGGAACTGTCATTAATTTTCTATCATTAGATCCCCATGTAAATGTTCTTTGATCTGGTGATAGTATAACAAGGTTATTTTCCACTGCTTTAATTGCAAAGTTTCTTAACTGTACATTTTCATCAGCAGCTAAACTTAAGAATAACTTAGGATTTCTTTTAGCTAATAACAACAAGTCTCTTCTAACTTCTCTAGTAGACATGTTGTTTACTTGAGATCCTATTTCTACTCTTACTATTGCTTCTCCTAAATCAATATCTATAGATTTTGCTAAATTCAATGCTTCAATTTCCCATTCTATTTCTTCTACTTGATCAGCAGCTATTTCAGATGGTACATGTTCCATATATCTTTGTCCTAAATAAGGGTGATATAAAGAAAGTAACTTTTGTAATTGTACATTTTGAGCAGGTACATTTAAAACTCCATCTCTAAAAGTTATATGACCTAATGTAACTTCTCCATTTTGTTCATCTTTAAACGGTGAAGATTGATTAGTAGCATATCTTAATTCTCTTTGTGTTTGAGTTTTTTTATCAAACCAAAGTAACGGATGTCTTCTACTGTGCTTGCCTGGAATTGTAAACGTTAATGGTTCTTTTCCTCCTGTAAGTACGTAAGTTCTATTTTTTACTTCCCAGCTTTGTTTTTTTACTGGGTTTACTGTAGGTGCAGCTTTAACTACAACCTCTTGAGGTGCAACCTCAACTTTTTCTGCTTTAGCTTTTTTAGCCATAATATAATATAATTAAATAGTTTATAAAAATAAAGGTATTGGGTGCCGAAGCACCCTTACCTTTAATTAATGTATTACACTCCTTGGAATAATACGAAGTTGTTAGCAGCTTGAGTTACTAAACATCTTTCTGAAAGGAAGTTAACTTCCATTGCATCAAGATCACTAGTAAACGCTCCACCAACAGATCCTGTTAACCAAGATTTCATTCTTCTATCATCAGCTTGAGACGCTCTATATCTTACGTGTAAGAAAGGTCTACGGATGTTAGTTCCTAAAATTTGATCATATACAGTTGTTGTACCAGCTGGGATTAATACTCCTTCAATAGAAGCAGGTCCAGTCATACCACCACGCGTTGAAGCGTCGTTTAAGTATTTCCAGTCTGTTTTATAAAAGTCATAAGAACCTCTTCTGAAACCACTAAAACCTAAGTTTAAAGCCATTTCTTCTGAGTTTTCAAATAATCCATAAGCAGTACCACCTTGTGCACCTGAAGAGATTGCAGCTAACATATCATCAAAATCTAGAGCAGTTTGTCTGTCTAGGAATAACATGTTTTCTTCAATAGCTCCCTGAGTATCTAAGTTTCTAAGAATATCATCAAAGTCACTTATTCCAGTAGCAGCACTAAATCCAACTTGTACGTTACCTCTTGCTTGGATAGCAGCAAACATACCTTGAGTACCGATTTGTCCATTTGCTAATGCAGCAGAACCAGCAGCAGCGATCTCACCTTCAACACACATCATTTCTAGGTAATCCTCAAATCTTAGTCTTGTTTCAGACTCAGCTTTTAGGTACCATAAATAACCACCTGTTCCATCTTCAGTAGCAACTTCTACCCAACCGATCTGAGCAGTGTCAGAACCGTTAACAGTATATTTACTTCTAATGATTAATGGGTTGTTAGAAAATTGAGTAAATGAAGGAGTAACACTAACATAACCGTTAGCAGCTATACCAGCACCTGCCGTGTTATTAGGTGTTAAAGATCCTTTCGCGTATTCAGAACCGTATACAAATACTTTTACAGCACCTACTAAACCAGCAGCAGCTAAATTTGCAGCTGTATAAGGTTGTACTGTAATTGTTGCACCAGCACCAGCACCAGGAATACTCGCGCTTACAAAACACTTTGCTTCTGCACCGAAATCATCCATTATAACTACAGTTGCGTTTGGAGATATAACGTTATTTACACCTGCAACAGCACCTGGGTTAAGAGTTACAATTCCTGTAGCAGATACAAACGTACAGTTATCATATGCGATGTGTAATCTATTTTGTTCAGACCAGATTACTTGGTCACTTGTCATTGGTAATTCAGCACCGACCATTCTTAAGAAACCAGATAACGTTCTGTTACCATATCTTTCTACTTCTTGTTCGTAAATTTCAGGTAAATATTGCGCAGCAAAATCACTGAAATTAGCTGGAATACCCGCACCACCACCATTATTTGTCCATTGCAAATAATTAGTAGCTAGCAATTGTTGAGTTTGAGAAGGTACTAAACTTCCAAACTGTGGGGTTAAAGCCATAATTTTAGTTTTAATTAGTTAAACTTTCGTTTTTTGATTTTCAATTTTGATGAATCAGCTCCACTCACTGCTTTAACCTTAAAACCTCCTACAAAGACGTCCCCACTGGCAACCTGCCTTGGTGCTTCTGTACTTGGATTTTTAGATTGTTGTACTAAATTTTTAATACCATCCGCTTTACCTTGCTCATAAAAATGAGAGGCTAGTTTATCTGTGTTCATCGCAGCATATAAAGCTTTATGATAACCTGCAGTATCACTAATATTTCCTTCTTTATCAACAAATTTGTCAGTAAAGTTTTTAAGATTAGATTGACTTTCGGCTATTTTCACAGGGTCTTTTACTTTATATCTAAATTTTTTATCTCCTACATTATAATCAAAACCTTTGAAATCAGTTTGAAATAAATTATTAGTTTTTTCTTTAAAAGCCTCTTGTGATTGCTTTATAGTTTCTTGCTGTTTATTATAACGATTAAAAAAGTCAACAGCTTTTTGCTGTTCTTGTGTTACTCCAGGACGATTCTTAATCTCAGCATAGTATTGAGATTTTTTATTTTCTAAATCCTTTTTTGCATTAGCAACAGCTTCTTTATATGCTAACTTCTTTTTTCGTATTTCTTTTTCCTCGTCTAAATCTTCATCTATTTTATAATCTTCCATTATAAGTTCGATGTCATCATTATCTAAATGAGGTTTATTCTTTCTTAAGTATTCTTTTAATAATTGATCATTATCTAATTTAGAATAATCTTTATTAAGTTCTACGTAATCCTCTACTGTTCCACCTGTTTCATTCATAAATGTAACTAATTTTTCTACATTTTCTGGTAACTCAGGTGTTTTAATTAATTGAGGTTTTTCTTTTTCTTTTTCTTTAACATCTTCAGTAATTTCTTCAATTACTTGGACTTCAGCGTCTGTTTTATCATCTGTATCGCTGACCCGTACTTCTGCGTCCATCTTTTTGCTATCTCCGGGTGATTCTTCCACAGGAATTTCCTCTGTTTTTCGCTCTTGAACGGCATTTTCTTCTGGTTTTTTAGTTAAATCCAGTTTTACTACGTCAGGAACTATTTCTCCTGTAGCGTCTGGAGCTGTTAAATCAATTTTTGCTGGAGCATTTGTTACATGTCCTAGGTCTTTAGCTTTACGCTTAGGTTTTGACTTAATTTTAAAGTCACCTTCTTGTTTGACCTCTACGGTCGGTTTTTGGTCTCCCATAATATAATATAATTAAATAATTAATAATTAAGCTGGAGGCATTGTGCCTTCCTGGCTTTGTCTTTCAAAATTAGTAGGCATTAAATCATTTTGTCTTTGATCTATCATAGCACTTTGCTGTGATCCTGCTATTCTTGTTCTTTTATCCTTGCGATCTTCTATTTCTTTTTCACGCGTGGTTTCTCTTTGTGCTTTCATTTGCTCTAGCTGAATTTGATAATTAAATTCTTCAGCCATTAATTCACGCTTAATCTCTGATTCAGTTCTCATACGTTCTATTTCCATTTGAGACTTAGCTTGTTCAAAGTTTATTTTTTGATTAGTTAAAACTTCTTGTTTTTGTACTTCAGATTCAGCAGCTGCTTGAGTAGCTTGAGTATTAGCTGATGCTTGTTGTTGAGCCATATCAGCTTGCATCTGTCTTTCGTAAGCTTGTTTCTTTTTACGTTTTACTTTTAGCATTTGATTAGCTAATTTTAAACTACGTATTTGACGTATTTCAATAGCATCTTCTAAGTCAATACCACCGCTTGATAATGCAACTTGTATATTTTGTTCTAATTGTTGCTTTTCTTCATCATCTGGTTCAAGATCTAAGAAAATACCAAAATCATGTAGATTTAATTTATCGACTTCTTTTAAAGTCATACTATTGAAATTAGTTATACTATTTTTAAGAGCATTAGCTGTTAAAGGATAGTCTAACATATCACTAACTTTTTTAGATATGTTTTCACACATTCTTAAAGTTAAGAATAAACTACTATTATTAATATGTTTAGTAGCAATATTAGAAGCATTAGCAGCCATTTTTTGTAAACCTACTAATGTATCTCTATCTGGTACAGAACCATCTCTAGCTTCACTTAATCCGGTTACATCTCTTATCATTTGTAAATAATAATTATATGTAGATATTAAGCTTTGTATTTTTGCTTGTCCTGAACCTGTGGATAATTCTTGTACAGGTATTTTACCTCTATTTATATCACCGTCTTGTGTTAAAGATCTACCAACAACAGAACCTGTTTGGAAATACATATTTAATGCTTCAGCTGGATTGTAATTAGTACCATTACCTAAATCAACTTCTGCTAAACCGTCCATATCTAAGAAAACACCATCTGGTACCATTCTAGCTATTACCTGTTGTAGTTTAAGATGAGTAATTTGTATCATATCAGCAAAACCAGTAATTCTACCTACTGTAGATTCTATTCTACCTTTATACATACGTGGTGCACAGATAGCATAGTTCATTTCTACTTTTGTAGTATCAGCTTTTGGTCTAGTCATGTTAGGACACATTTCCCATCTTAACATTATATCAGTACCTAAAACTTTAACTCCTCTATAAAGAGTTTCAATAGTTCTACCTACTCTATCAAAATTATCATTTTCTGGTGGATTAAAAGTATCAGGTTTTTCTAATGCTTTTTCTAATCCATATTCTGTTTCTTTTATTTTAAATACTTGTTCACTATAAGTTTTGTATTCAAAATATAATAATGGAATAGTGTTTTGATCCCATGGACCATTACCATATCCATACATATAAGTTCTATTGCCTTGTTGTTGTTGAATTTTTTCTAATGTAGCATCATCTAATCTTGGAAATTGTTTTGCTATTTCAGGTAAAGTAACTGGTTTTAATTCCCCTACATAATATATGTCTTCAAAATTTGGATCTTCTGTGTAAGAATATATTAAATAAGCTGGATCAACATAATCAACTGTTATACCATTAGAAAGATTAAAATTAGTTTTACAAGCCCCAATTCCACACGTAACTAAGTCGTAATTAACTCTTCGCTTAGTTAGTTCCCATCTGTTAGTATCTAATACTTGATTAATAACTTCTTCTTCTGCAATTTCTATAGCTTGCTTGTAATTAAGCTGCATGTGTAATTCCAACTCAGTTTCATCTTCAGGTAATTTACTTTCTGGAATTGTAGTGTTAAACAAAGAAGAATCAAGTTTTTCAACTATTTGTTGCATTGTTTCTCTAGCAAAAATATCTTGAGCTAACATTTCTGCGTAATTAGTTCTTTTTTCTAAAGACTCAGGATCTTGAGCAAATGCATTTATTTCATAATTTTTATTAGAAATACCATTAACTAATATATCAACAAATTTAGATATAATAGGAACTGGTTTCCAATCTAAATTAAGATAAGACAAATCACCATTAATTGACAATTCATCTTTATATTTATCTACAGGTTGTTCACCTCTTGCATATAGTCTTAGTCTATTATAATTGTTCCAAGTAGTTAAGTATCTATTACCATTAGTTCTACCTTGATTAAACCATTCCTGCTCTATAGCTTGAGCAACCTGCGTGCCATATTCCCAAGTAGCTTTTTCACCGTCACTAACAACTTGGCTAGGAAATGTACTATTAGTATTATAATTTATCTTCATTTAATCTATAATTTTTGATAATGAACCACTATTGTCATATTTTTTTATACCTAAATCATACTTTTGTTTAATCAACTTAGGAACTGGTCTATATTTATTTTTATTACACGCCATGATAGCTAAACCTGAGCTAATAGAAGCATCATGAGTTGTTCTATTATTTATATTGAATTTTGCCCAGTCTTCTAATGTTCTTTGGAAATACATATCTCCATAGGTGAGATCTTCTAGTAATCCAACTCGCTCTTCAATATAAGTTTCTATAGCTGCAGCGTGAGCTTGTTTAATATCTTCACTTGAGTTAGGTATTCCACCTATTTCTCTTTCTGTTACGGATAATTTATTATAAATTTTATCAGGTCTATTCATTGCATAACCTCTATATCCTCTTCTTTTAAAATGATATAATAATCTAGGTTTGTTATTTTCAGCTAATATTGGCATTCCGTAAAAGATACAAGCCATGAGAACGTCTTCAAAAAATATTTCAGCAGTTTGTGGTCTAGCAATGTATTCTAAAAAGAAATGATTAGGAGGAACATCTTCCATACTAAATTTAGTTAAACCATGTAAAGATCCGTTAGAACCTCTACCATCTACTGTTCCCGATATATCATAACTATCACAACCAAATGATCCTAAGTTTTCATTACCTGGATATTTTCTACCTAATTTTTTAATTACATTATTCTGTAAATGAACTGGTGGAACCCATGAGACAAAAAACCTACCACTTTTATTTGGTACAAACATTACTTGAGTATCTTTTATACCTCCAACCCATTTAAATGAACCTTGTGTTACAACACTACTATGTTTTATATCTGCATTCCAGTCTATTTGTTGATATATTTTAGTAAGATTAAATAAAGAGTTTTTAGATTCATCTCTAAAAGCATGTTTAGTTGTACGTGGAAATTGTCTATAAAATTCATTTAAAGCATCTTGGTCTTCACTTAAACCATCTACTTCGTTTTTCCAGTAGTCTAATACTCCTAATTTTATTTTTTGACCATGAGGATCTTCCTTAGGTTTGTTGGGTGTTTCGAATACAGGTATGCCATAAGAATCAATGTATCCTTCGTAATTCCATTCCATAGGAATGAACAGACTATAGAGTCCGCTACGGGTTTGTCCATTTGCATTTCTTTTGTTAACATCTGAGTTTTCATATAATTTTTTAAAATTACCACCACCTTTATCTAAAGCGTTAGATGTTGAACCCATCATACATTTACCAATAATTCTAGAACCTAATCTTAAACATGTTTTTGTAACTCTCCAGTTGTTTAATATGTTATTAGGTCTTTCCCATTTACCTGATTCATCATGTACTAATAATTTTAGTTTTTCACCATCATAACTGTTATCACCGGTGTTTTTCCAATCTATTGTAGTATCTAGACCTTGTAGTTCTGCTTCTGCTTCTCCACTTATTATTTTTCTTCTTTTGAACTTAGAAGCTGGTACTCTATATGCTAATTCTGTTTTAGGTCGATCCATACCATCTTGAATCGGTTTAAAAAAGAAAGGGTAATTAACTGATATTGGTACAACTTTGTCGGTAAACATAGTCTTAGCATCTGGTCCTGTTTTAGATAATATTCCATATCTCGAATCACTGGATATTGTAGCTAAGTTAACAACCTCTCCAGAAGCCATAAATGAAAAACCAGATCTACGGTTTTTTAGATAACACATACCGTAACATCTAGTATCTGCTTTACATGCTTCCCAGAATAAAAAGAACAATCTATTTGCTTCTCTAAAATCTGGTGGTCCAACATCAATTTTACTCCATTGTAAATACATGTAATGTGTTCCTGTTAAATAAATATCTCTATCGTCATTTTTAAACCAAAAACCTTCTTCACGTCTAGTAAATTCTATATCAATAAAATCATACCATCTTTCTTTAAAATCTTCAGGATATTTATCCCATTCAAAAACACTTTTAATTTTTTTAAGAACTTTAGGTAATGGTGTTCTTGTCCATTTATTATCTTCAAAAGTATGTATATCTTTAGGTTTACTAGGAACTCCAATTTTTAAACCTTGTATTTCATATATATCTCCTACAGTTCCATCTTTACTTATAACTATAAAATCATGTTCCTCGTTATAACCATATTCCCATTTCTTATATTTATTGTTTCGCTTAAGAATCTTTGGTTTAACGTGATCTTTTAATATACTATATAGAGTTTGTGTATACATTATTTAGATCTTCCTTCAGCAAAACCACGGAATGTAGTTTCTTTTTTTTCCTCTTCTTTTGGTTTATCTTCTAATAAGTTTTTTTCTTCTTCTATTCTATTTAATATTTCAAAAGCATCAAATATACATAGTTTTTTAGTAGCAGCTGCGTTCTTTAATCTGTCCGCGGAAATGTCTGGTCCAAAATCTATAATAGGTTCTTTAGCAACTTTAATTAATTCTTTAACTGCTAATTGTCCAGCTTGGATTATATTCTTCTTCGTTTCCTTTGTACTCATATTTTATAACTATATCATTTGATTTCATACAATAAAGACGCTCGTCATCTATAACGAACTCCCATTCGGCACCTGGTTTAAACCCTATCTTGTCTCCTGGGTTAATTCTAGATACCTCTAACTTATTATTACCAATTTTAACTATTCCAGTATAAGGAGTTTCTTTTCTATTCTCTAGAGAAGATTTGTTTTTAATTGGTTTTATAAAGCAACGATCACCAAAAGACTTCCAAGTGTCATTACTTTTGTATAGATATATTTGATCTATTCCTACAAAGTATAAGTTGTCTTTAAAATAAGATCTACTATTACTTTGTTTACCCTGCATATTATAGAATCTTCTAAAAACATTTTGATGTACAACTATAATATCTCCTTTTTTAATAGAAGTTTTTACAGCTAATGGTGTTTCTAAAACTACAGCAAATCTATTAACAAACTTCCAAGATTCAATTTTAGTATTTAAAATTAATTTCTTTTCACCTATTTTTTTAGTATTTGCATATCTATCACCTAAAGGTTCTACAATAAAATCATAAAGACTCCTCATTAATACTCTAAATCGTATTCAATAGAAATAGCCATGTTAGAATTGAATTTCTTCCACGGTAATATTTCATTAGCTTTCTTTATATGTATATTATAAGAATTATCTTTTTCGTCTAACAGTATATGTGATATTTCATGACCACCATAAACTTGTTGTCCTATAGAATAATGCATTGCTTCATTTTTGTAATCAGCACCAATACTGATTTTTCTTATAACATTACTCATTTTCTTTTTCTACTACTTCAAAGCTACCGTCTTCTAAATTTATATTTATTGGACCGTATTTATCTTCTAATACTTTTTTAAATTCTTCCTGTGTTTGATTTACACCCGCAAGTTCATGCAAGACTGCATGTTTTTGAGTTTCTAGAACTCCTATGTCAGTTGTTAATTTATAAAGATTTGCTTGTAAATTTTGTATTTCTTTTAACTCCTTTTCAGTTATTTTATTTTCAGCCATTTTAATTTAATTTTATTCGTTTATATTTACTTACATTATCACTAGATCCTGTGAATTCACATAATAATGTTTCACTATCTACAACTGTGTATTTAATATTAACACTGTGTTTGTTTCTTTCGGTGTATATATTAGTTATAACATAGTCTTTACCTTTTTCATAAATTATTTCTTTTGCAGTTTTACCTACATAAAAAGAAAAATTACTGAAAGTGTATTTATCACCATCCCATAAAATAGCAACGTAGTAAGTTGAGTTTTTACTTTTCCATAAACCTTCTAGTCCAGGAACTTCTTGAGCATAAGTTAAAACGCTCACAAGCATAAAAATGCTTATTAATAATTTTTTCATAATATTTAATTTAATTTAAGTGTTCTAAGGTATAATCACCGATTTTTAGTGATCTTTACTTTTTGAATATACTTGTTACCTTTTCACCTGAGCGTCCTCCAAAATAAGCTAATACAACAGCCATCATAACTTTCTCAAAAGTATCATTCCATGTGCTATTTATATGAAAGGGTATACTTTCTACACTATCTAATATACCTGCAAAAGAAAATACAACAATACACCATACAAGAACTAGTGGACGTACATTTTTAGACATCCAAGAATCAGACATAGAATCTGCATTCCATCTGGAAGTAATAGCTTCTATTTCTTTATTCTGTTGTTCGTGTATTAATTGTTGTAATTTTATTTTATCATCTAAAGAAACATCTGATTTTGCAATTGCAGCAATAGCTTCTTTAGGCGATGTTACGCCTTGTAGCACACTACCAAGTGTAGGGTTTATTATTGATGCAGCACCAAATAATAATTTTCCAACTGTAGAGTCTTTAAATTTTTTATTGTCCGCCATAATTTACATCTCCAGTTCTTGCATCTGCATTACTTCTAACTCTATTACCTATGTTTCTGAATCTTTGTGCTTGTAGTCTTTTATAAGCTTCTCTATCTACTTCTTCTGATCTAGTAGGTAGATATTCCTTGTTATATTTATCCGCAGAAGCATCTCTTCTATACTCTAAATTATCTTTAACTCTAGAACCATAAAATACACCTGGGTGAGATAAAATTGGTCTTTCACCCATTCTAGGACCTCCTTCTTCACCACCCCTTGTTTGACTAGCATACCTAACTCCTCTCCAAGCTTTGTTTGGGTTTTGGTAATCACCAAGGTCATCAGCAATTGTATTAAAACCTGAATTTAATATATTTTGAGCTTCGTCAAAATTTCCTGAATCAATAGCGTTTTGTACAGCTTGATTAGCTGTATCTCTAGCATTAACTGCATATCTTGCAAATTTTTCCTGTTTGTCCATTTCGTCTGAAGGTTCGTGACCTGTACGGTAATCTGCACCACCCAAGTTATAATTATATCTTGCTGGATCTCTTCCTATAGTACTTTCAAAAGTATTCATTTGTCCAGGTCTGTAATACTGAGTTCCATCTCCTTGTCCAAAACTTGCAATAGCAGTTTGATCATAATCAACCCCAGCGTCTCGATTTCTAATTTGCTGAGAAACATAATCACGCCCAAGTCCTTTATGTGGATTTATATACATAGGGTTTATTTCGTCAGGCATTGGATCAGAATAACTTGTCATAAGAGGATATTTTTTTCTCATTCTCTTATTACTTCCTCCACCTGCTTCATTAAAAGGTACATTAAAATCTCTTTTAGCGTAGTAATCTCCTTTAACCATTAAGTCTCCAGTTCTTGGATCAGCTGATACATCTCCAACAGAAGTACCGTATTGATCTTGTTCTCCATAAAATTTATAGTCACCAAGTCTATCGCTATAATCACCGAAGGCTCTATCTTTTGACTCAGTACCTCTACTTTCATCTGTTCCCGTAGCTATTCTATTAGCAAACCCTTCAGACAGTGATGGTTCAGAAGAACGTTCGTCTAAATTAAAATTTCTTAACCTAGCAAACTCATCTTTAATAAGTTGATTTTTTAAATTAAATTTTTTATTTAAAAGTGGTGTTTTCATATTAATATTTTTCGTATGGATCTGTTTTTTTATATGCTTCTTGTTCCCAAGGTAGATTTGGATTTCCTTCGTCCATGTCTTCTCTAGAATATTTTTTTCCTTTCCAGTAAACAGCTTCATCATCATAGTCTAGATCTCCTCTTTTAATTTGATCTATATGTATACCTTCATGATTTATAATACTTTGTCTTTCTTCAGGATCTTTTATTTTATCTGAAACTAATATAGTTCCATTTTTATTTCCTTTACCTAATACACCTTCACCTAAATCAACTTGATACACAGGGGTGTTATCAATTTTTAGGGGAGAATTCATTGTAAATTTTCTTTGTAGATTGATTCTCATTGTTTATAAGGAAATTTATTGTTTAAATAATCTTGTCTTTTTTGACAACCACAGGGTTTATTAAGGCTGTTAGCCATTTTATTGACCACAGCCTTAATACCTGTTTTCTGTGTGAATTGTGCGATAGAATCGCCTAATCCTTTAGGTTTCATACTTAAGCTACTGTAAAGCTTCTCCAGTACACTTTAAGTGCTGGATCGTATGGAGCAGTGTTATCAGCTTGATCTTGAGGTAAAACACAGTTAGATTTTACTCCACCTGGATTTGCTGTCATTGATCTGATGATCGCTGTTTTTACTTTGTTTATGTAACCTGCTGAAGCTGGTACTTTATCCTTAGGTGCATCCCCCGCGCTAGCAGACGTAGCTACTAACATAGTTGCTGTAGTTGGTCCACCACCAGTTGAAAGACTTAATGTTGCTTTGATAGCACCATCATCTGGAGCTCCTGCAGCAGTCGCTACAACTGATACACTTACGATACTCTCTGCTAACAATAAATTATCTCCATCCATTTGAGGAGCTGGAGTACCACCTTGTCCAGTAGTAACACCACCAACTACGTTGAAATTAATCCAATTTGCCATGATTTTTGTTTTTAAATGTTAATGTTTATTTATATTTTCTTTGGTTTTATACAGATCCATGACTGTTTTATTAATCAAATTTTTCTTTTAATCTTTGGTATTCTGCTAACTCATCATCCGTAGTTGATTCTTTTTTACCACCACCAAATGCTTTTTCTATACCATCAAATGTACCAGCGCTCTTACCATCTGTGAAACCCTCTTTTAATGTACCACCTGTTAGTGCTCCAGCTAGCATTTTAGCTCCACCCCAAATTGCACCACCAGCACCTTCACCTTTAGCAATTTCTGCTTGAGTTTCTGCTCTTACTGCATCTGAAGTATCATAAGCTCCTTTCCAATCTCCAGGTTCAAATGATTTTAAACCAGGATCATTAGAAGAAGGAACGCTAGGTCCAGTACTAGTTATATAACTTAATGGAGATCTATTATTAAAACCTACATTAAATGAATTTTTATTAAAAAATTTACTTCTTATTTTATCTAACATAATAATTAGTTTCCTCCGTTTGCGAAATAAGCTCTTAATCCTGCTTCTGCAGAGCTTCTTGATTCATAATTAGCATCCCACCATTTACCAGTTTTACCACTAATTACTCCCCATTTTCCATTACCTTTTTCTTGTACACATCCACTCTCTGGACATTTATCTCCTTTAGCGTTTAATGGAGAAGCAATTCTAGACGGACCTTTTTTATCTCCTTTAGCATCACCTTTTTCAATATCCACTATTGGCATATCTTTTAATTCAGATGATTCTCTAGACATACCTCTATGCATATCATGTTCAATCGGCATATAATCTAATTCAGCAGATGCTTTATTATAATTAAAACCTGACCAACCAGTATTATGAAGTGGAGAACTATGAGTTCTTGGATCTATCATGTAATCTCTATGTGTAGCTGATTGATCTCCATGAGAAGCACCAGTATGACCATGATATCCTTTATCTGTACCTTTATAATGAGCATAATCTGTATGAGTAGCTGATTGATCACCTTTAGATTGTCCATGACCAGTCATTCTTCTTGGACCACCACCGTATTCTTTATCTCTTCTGGATCTTTCATCTTCACCAGCATATTCACTTTTTTGTTTTGGTTTTGCTGTCATATGTTTTGTCATCGTCATTCCCATTTCCCTACCTTGCTTCGCGGATTCTGCACCACTTCTTTCATCTAGTTTTCTAGCTTTTTGAAGCATCTTCATTACTCTTGGGTCTTCGTAATCATATGAATCACCTCTTTCCGCACCAGTTCTTTCAGATCTTTTCATAGCTCTACCTCTAAGTCTTTCGCTTCTTGATTTTCTACTCATTCCATGGTGTTCAGCGCCAGTAGAATTATGACCATCCCAGTTATAACTACCATGAGCATCATCAAATAATGCTTCTGCGTGTCCTTTATGGCCTTCAGCCATTTCTCTTCTACCTCTTTTCACATCTTCTTCTTCCCATGAATTTACCATGTGATGTTTATGTGAGTGTCTAGCGTTTCCACTATATTGGCCATAATGTCCTTTTTCCATAATTGTTTATTTTTTTTATTGTTTAATTTCTTTCTGTTGAATTTTTTTATTTATTTTCTAATTCTTTTACTTTAGCAGAAAGCTCTTGTATTGCTTTTGCCATGATAGGTATTAATCTACCATATGATGCTCCTAATTTATCTGGATCTGTTTCGTTTACTAATTGAGTATAATCATCATCTAATTCTTTTAAATCTTGAGCAATAAACCCTAGATCTTTTTTACCCTTATTTGCGCTATAAAACTCAACTTCTTGTGTATTACCTTCTAAATCTTTTTCAATTCTTTTTTCAACTCTATGATCCCATTCAAATGTTACAGGTTTTAAATTGTTTATAAAATCTAAACCATATGTAGAATCTACAATATTCTTTTTATCTCTTTCGTCTGATAAAGCAGTTATTGTTTGAATCTGACATTGAATAGCTGCTATACTACTATTTCCTAATGTTATACTATTACTACCATAAACTCCAGAAGCACCATTTCCTATAACTGTCATGTTGCTTCCGTTAGGCGCAGTAGAATCAGCACCGTATCCAATTATAGTATTTTGTCCACCGCCTGTAATTGTATCACCTGCATTATAACCAATCATTACATTTCCAGCTCCAGTATCCACTGCATTCCCTGCTCCATATCCAACGTAAACACTAGAACCACCTGTTGTTACTTCGTCTCCAGCATAATCTCCTATAGCTGTATTAGCCGCAGCTGTAGTCGATGATCTTAGTGCATAAAAACCAACAGCAACATTTTGCAAGTATGTTAAACTTCCACTTCCAGGATCAGAAACTTTTAAAGCATCAAAACCTATAGCTATACTTGCTCTAACATCATTACTACTTGACATTGCGCCTATACCAATAGCTATACATTCTTTACTAGTTGTTGCTGCGCTAAGAGTTCCATATCCCAGAGTACAATTTTTCTCACCTGTAGTTAATGCATCTCCTGATAAACCTCCTATTAATGTATTTTGTACACCTGTTGTAATACCTGCTCCTACGTTATGTCCTACTGCTGTATTAAACGAATCAGCACCGATATTTTGGTTTATTAAAGCTTGATGACCTATTGCAACACTTTTATTTCCATCTACTTCCGAGCTAAGAGCTGTGTGTCCTATAGCAATATTATAATCTCCCGCAGCAAGAGCATCGCCCGCTGCACCACCTATAATAGTGTTTTGTATACCTGTAGTAACTCCTGCACCCGCGTTATGTCCTACAGCAACGTTGTACATATTACTAGCTGCCGCAGGATCTTGTGAATTTAATGCAGCATAACCAACAGCTACAGAATAAGATCCGTCTACATTACTTTGTAAAGCAGCGTGTCCAATAGCTACGTTTCTAGCACCATCAGCATTACTCGCTAAAGCATAACCACCTGTTGCGGTGTTTCTATCACCTGATGTATTAGCGGAACCCGAAATGTATCCAACATATGTATTTTCTACACCTGTCATAGCAGCGTCTCCAGCAAAAGCACCTAATAATGTATTTCCTGTACTTTGAACTAGTTGTCCAGCTACATAACCTAAAGCTGTATTATTACCATTAGTATTAAGATTTGTTATTTCTAAAGCACCATATCCAATCGCTGTGTTTTGACCACCTCCAGTTTCACTACTTAAAGCAAACATACCTAAAGCAGTGTTATAAGACGCACCCGCTAAAGAATCACCAGCTAAACCACCAACTAATGTGTTTCTTACACCTGTTGTAACAGAAAGCCCCGCGTTGAATCCAACCGCTACGTTATACCCAGCTGTTGATGTAGTAAGATTATGAGTAGCTAACGCGCTATTACCTATTGCTACGTTAGCATTTGATTTAGTGTTAGCTCCTAAAGCAGAAGTACCTAGCACTGCATTATAACTACCTGTAGTAGCTGAAACGCCTGCATTACCACCTATTAATACGTTTTCAACACCTGTTGATATGTCTAAACCAGTATTATATCCAATAGCTACGTTATAAGCTTCAGCTCCAGCATTTTGACTTTGTAAAGTACCTTTACCGATAGCAACATTTCTTCCATTTCCGTCTTCTGTACTAAGAGCTAAATATCCTATAGCAACGTTATCAGATCCTGTCGTTAACGCATCTCCAGCATTAGCTCCAATTATTGTATTTGCTGTACCTGTTGTAACAGATTTACCAGCTTGATAACCAACAGCGGTGTTATAAAAATTATAACCTGCTGAAGCTCCATTTTGTTCTCTTAAAGCTGAATGTCCTATAGCTACACTAAAATCTCCTGCATCTGCCGAGCTTAAAGAGTCGTAACCAATAGCTACATTATGTTTACCAATAGTTAACGCGTCTCCTGCGAGACCCCCTATTAAGGTATTTTCTACACCTGTTGTCATAGCTACACCCGCGTTGTGTCCGATAGCAGTATTGTAACCATTACCATCATAATTTAAACTTCCTAAAGCAGATTGTCCAATAGCAATATTTCTTGAACCTGTATCTTCAGTAGTAAGAGCTTCATAACCTATAGCTACATTGTTACTTCCTGTAGTAAGTGCATCACCAGCAAGACCTCCTAATAAGCTGTTTTTAATACCTGTTAAAACTTGTGTACCAGCTTGATAACCAATAGCAACATTAAACGCATCAACACCAGCAACTTGATCTTGTAAAGCATAACCTCCAATAGCAACGTTATATCCGTGACCGATTTCTGAGGTTAAAGCTTCTCTACCTATTGCAATATTATGACTACCTGTGGTAATCGCGTCTCCAGCAAGTCCACCTATTAATACATTATTTGCACCTGTTGACACTACCGCTCCAGCATCGTAACCTACTGCAACATTATACATTAAAGTTGGAGCAGCTGGGTCCATACTTAATAAAGCTCTATAACCAATAGCTACATTACCACTACCATCAGCATTACTTGATAAAGCTTGATAACCTAATGCTGTATTTTTATAACCACTAGTATTTGTTTGACCGCTTTCTACTCCAACAAAAACACTTTTATCTCCTGTTGTAACAGCAGAACCAGCAAGATCACCAATAGAAACATTACTGTTACCGTCATTTAAACTTATTCTACCAATTACGTCAAGTTGAGACTGAGGATTAGTATTATTAATACCTACATTTCCACTTCCTTTTAAAGTCATAATAGTATTTACTCCACCAGCACTAGTACTATAACCACTAATTTTCATAGTAGATAAAAAATCTGGTCCTGCCGATCC